GATCAACCGAAAGATGTACGAAAGCTGTTGTCTCTGGAACTCACCGGGGCATTTGTCAATGAGAGTAAAGAGTTACCGAAAGCCGTGATTGATGGATTATCGCATCGTGTGGGCCGGTATCCTACGAAGTCTGACGGTGGCCCGACCTGGAGAGGTATCATTCTCGACAGCAACCCTTGTGATGATGACCATTACCTCTATCATATGGCCGAGAAAGAAAAGCCCTCCGGGAAATTTAAGTGGGCTTTCTACAAACAACCGGGCGGTGTAAAGGAAGTTCATGCCGATGAGGTGCCGGCTGATATGCCGGAGGCGCAAGGGTTTATGTATCAAGCCGGAAAGTGGTGGCAGACAAACCCAAAGGCTGAAAACCTCGACAATCTACCGGTTGGATATTACGAACAGCTTGTTCCCGGCAAGACCTTGGATTGGATTAGATGCTATGCCGAGGGTAAATATTCGTATGTGCAGGAAGGTAGACCGGTATGGCCGGAGTATGATGACCACTCCATGTCCGATGATCTCACCATACAAGAAGGTATTCCGGTACAAGTGGGTCTTGACTTTGGTCTTACACCCTCTGCGGTATTTGGTCAGAAAATGCAAAATGGTCGCTGGCATATTCTCCGCGAGATAGTGACGTTTGACATGGGGCTAGAACGCTTTGCCCATTTGCTAAAATCCGAACTAGAGACATGGTTTCCGAAGTACGAGTGCATGATATGGGGCGATCCAGCCGGTTCGGCCAGAGATATGATCTATGACCAAACAGCCTTTGATCACCTCAAGACACATGGATTAGTCGCTCGACCCACGGCTACCAACGAATTTAAGACCAGACGAGAGGCCGGAGCTATCCCTATGACCCGATTGATAGACGGTAAACCCGGCTTTATGGTGCATAGAGAATGTGTCCGGCTTAGAAAAGCTCTCGCTGGTGGCTATCACTTCAAAAGAGTGGCGATGGGATCGGGGCATGAACGGTTCAAGGATGTTCCGAACAAAGACCACAACTCCCACGTTGCCGATAGTCTGGGCTACCTTCTGCTAGGCGGTGGGGAGCATCGCAACATGGTACGGGGTAAATCCCCTCATTTCTACAAAACAGCGAATGCCTGGGGTGACTTTGATGTTTTCGCCTGAGGAAATCACTGAAGTATCGACTTTAGACGGCAAGACCGGCAAGATCATTGACTTTGAACCCGATCACCTCAATGCGGTCAGCTATAGATCGCTAGACGCACCCTTCATCAAGGCTAATCAAGAGACAATAGCCCATCGGTTACCGAAAGGATTATCCTTCTCCGCAGTAGTAGACGATCAAGTATTCGCTATGTTTGGCCTCGTTCCCTTCTGGAAGGGATGCTATGAGTGCTGGCTTATTCCAGCCGATGATCTCGATACCCACACCATGAAGACACACCGCACCGCCATACGTTTTTTTGAGTACACCGCCAAGGTTTTAAGAGCAAAACGATACCAGTGTTATGTATTTTCGGAAAACGTTCGGGCTGTTCGATGGATTGAAATGATGGTATTCAAAAAAGAAGGGCTAATGAAGAACTTTGGCCCTAACCAAGAAGATCATTTTTTATATGCGAGGTATTTCTGATGGGTTTTTTATTTGGTGGCGGTGGCGGTGAAACGCAGGAACAAAAAGAAAGTCGGCAAAAACGTGACCAGCAAGTCCAGCAACAAGAGGAACGTACACAAAAAGCTGAGATCACCGAACGCAGAAAGATCAATGAGCGTATGCGGAAGATGAAAACCGGGGGAATGCGTCAGCTCTTATCATCGGATAGAGAGGATAATCAGGCACTCGGTAACCCAATAACACAGACACGAACACTAGGGCCAGATAGAAACCCACGATAATGAAGAAGTATTTACGCAACCCAAGAAAAAAGGAGATGAGCGATGCCTATGGTGAGTTACAAGACGAAGGACGGAACGAAGAAGAAGAAGTTCAAGTACAGCAAAAAGGGAGTAGCGGAGGCCAAGAAGATGGCGAAACAGACCGGGGGAAAGATTAAGGTCAATAAAAGCTACGCATGAGACTTGATGTAACTACATTAAAGGCCCGATTTAAAAAGGCTATGGCCCACAAAGACGAGTGGCGGTCGATCTATGAAGATGCCTATCGCTATGTCCTGCCGAATAGAAACCTCTATGACGGCAACTACGAGACTACCTCACCTAAAAACGATAAGATGAACCGGGTATACGATAGCACGGCTATCCACGCTACCCAGAGATTTGCCAATCGATTGCAATCCGGAGTGTTTCCAACACAACGGCATTGGTGCCGGCTGGTTCCCGGTGAAGAGATCCCACCAGAGAGACACATAGAAATTCAGCGCATATTGGATAGTTATGCCGATAAGATGTTTGATGTGATGCGTCAGTCAAACTTTGATATGGCTATGGGCGAGTTCCTACTAGAGTTAGCTATCGGAACGGCTGTGATGATCATCCAACCGGGTGACGAGTTACAGCCCATACGCTATACAGCCGTTCCCTCTTTTTTGATTGCCTATGATGAAGGGCCGTTTGGTACTGTCGATAAGGTCTATCGCAACCATAGGATACCCTTCTCTGCCCTAGATCAAGAGTTTCCCGATGCGGAGATACCAGCACAACTCAAACAAAAGTATGACGGTAGACCCGATGAGAAAATCGATCTCTATGAGATCACTTGCTATGACAAGGACGAAGGTGTCTACCACTATCATGTCATAACGAAAGAAGGAGAAGACGAACTGGTCTATAGACGTATGAACTCCTTCCCCTGGGTCGTATCACGCTATATGAAAGCCACCGGGGAAAAGTATGGCCGAGGGCCAGTATTGACCGCTCTTCACGATATCAAGACCTTAAACAAGCTCAAAGAGTATCATCTCAAGAATGCCTCTCTCTCTATAGCCGGTGTGTATACAGCGATGGATGACGGTGTTCTCAACCCAAATGCCGTGCGCTTAGTACCCGGAGCGATCATACCGGTGGCTCGTAACGGTGGAAACCAAGGCGAAAGTCTCAAGCCCCTGCCCCGATCCGGTGATCCTCAGCTATCGCAAATGTCACAACAGGATCTCGTGATGTCTATCAAGCAAATCCTCATGGATGATATGTTGCCTCCCGATACGTCCTCAGCCCGATCCGCTACCGAAATCATGCAAAAGATGAAGATACTCTCAGAAAACATGGGTAGTGCCTTTGGACGATTGATCCAGGAGACAATGTATCCGGTGGTTAGACGTACTCTAGAGGTCATGGATGAGATAGGCATGATTGATTTACCGTTGAAGATCAATGGTCTACAAGTCAAAGTTCAACCGGTTGCCCCGATTGCCATGTCGCAGAATATGGAGAAAGTCAGCGAGATTATGCAGTATATGCAGATAGCGCAGAGCTTTGGGCCGGCTGGACAGCTTGCCGTGAAACAAGAAGTGCTACTCGATTATATTGCTGATCAACTGGCTATCCCGGCTGAAGTCCGGATGACACCAGAAGAAAAACAACAGATACAGCAAATGCTGATGCAACAAGCCCAGCAAATGGCACAACAACAAGGAATGATGGAAGGTGGCGGAGAACCAGAACAACCAGCTTGATGATGATCTTTGGCCGGAGGTAACTGAAGATCCGCAAGCATCCCAGATGGATATGCTCTATGCTACCGTCTTCAATACACCGGATGGTCTAAAGGTACTCAAGCATTTGGCAAGTACCACGATAGATCAACCGTGCTGGTATCCGGGAACTGAGCCAAGCAATGGCTATTTCCGAGAGGGCCAAAACTCACTGATACGACAGATAAATAGCAGAATAAGGAGAGCCAAGAATGTCTGAAGAACAGCAAGAGGAACAACAAGAACAGCAACCACAAGCTGAAAGCAATATGCAGAAACTAGCAGGAGAGGATCTTAATGCCACGCAGACAGAAGATGAAAACTCGCACCTCCAGACCAATGTTGAGCCGGAGGGTGTTGATCCAGACGAGATTGAGTTCGTCAAACCAGAGTTCCTCCCGGAGAAGTTCTGGGATGCGGAGAACGGCACGAACGTAGAAAAGCTATCCAAAGCCTATTCTGAGCTAGAGAAGAAGTTTTCACGAGGCGATCACAAAGCCCCAAAAGAGTATAACGTAGATTTTCTAGGCGAGAATGTGCCGGAAGATGATGAGATGCTCAACAACTATAAGGACATGGCGCAACGCTATGGGATGTCTCAGGAAGATTTCCAAGATCTGGCAATGCAGTTTGTCGGTGCGGTTGAGGATGAGGCCAAGAGTGAGCAAGAGTTTATTGAGGAACAAAAGCGATTATTGGGCAACAATGCGGTTGAACTGGTACGATCCAACTATGACTGGGCAAACAGCCTATTGAGCAAGGGTGTGATATCACAAGCCGAGTTTGACGTATTGGATCAGATGGGCGGTACCGCAGATGGCACTAGGCTCCTCAGAAAGATACGCAATCTCTCTAGCCCCAAGGAACTACCTATTCCTTCCTTCACCGGAGAAAGCAAGACCAAAGAAGAGTTAGCGCAATATGTGGCAGATCCTCGTTGGAGATCTGATCCGGTATGGCGAAAGCAGAAGGAAAAAGAGTTCTACGATAATATAGCGTAACTAGACCTTACTTTTAGCTTTACTACATTTTCAAGATATGGTATCGGTGGATTGAGCGATAACTACATCTGTAGCCGTTCAATCACTTTGATTGGCGGATTTATTCCA